CCTCTCCCACTGTTAGGGTGTTACCATTGCTGGTGGCACCCAAACCCAGGTTACTTTAGCTTTGCAGCCACGCGCAACCACGCGCTCAGTGTTAATGCCCAGTAATCGGGCCAGCAAACGCTGGTCTGACTCAGGGGTCCATACACGTGTCTTCTGCAAGACAACAGGTAGCTTGTACTCAACACGATGTAAATCTTTATTCCATCTTGACTTCACCCTATTTTCACCAGGGCAGAAGGAGACAGGAAACTGACTTACATTTTCGGGAGCACTTAGAAGCCAATCGCCGTGAGGCGCTCGGCTACTACTCTCCCTAGATCCGACGAGCGCGATATCCATAGTCGTGTGACTAGGATGACGTTCTTCCACGTCAGCAGCATATGCCGCAGATTTGGATGGACTTGGTAACCAAAAGTTACCGAGTGCGAATCGTTGTTGAGTCCTTCGCACCGGGTCAAAAATGCCAACAGTTCCTGAAACCCTACCGTCATTGACGATAAGTATTTTTCGGATCTGCGAGGTATCAATGGCCCGATGGTAATCGATATGGAGAACGGGGTGGATTCTTTCCGCCCATTCCGAACACACCGAAGCTGCACTACAGAGACCTTTGTGCCACAATTGGCGCGAAAGGTCGAGCAGTACATGGTATTGGCTGAAGGTCTTTGGATCTTCATAAGTGAACCTCCTATTACGAATAATCGTGATATCTTGGTTCTTGAACCACTCCGATCCACACGACTCCCGCATCGGTGTTTGCCAGCATGTCTTATCGACATTAGGCTTACAACCAATACGACGAAGTGTGGCTTGGAGGAAGTGCAAGGTAGTATCCGGTATGATAATATCATCACCGAAAACAGCCACTTGTGAAGCAATCGTATCCCAGGACTCATGTCTATATACCGGATCTCGGTGGCACGCGCTCATCGCGAGTGCCCAAAAGACCAGCGTTTCGACAGGGAAGCAGACTGCTGACCCCATCGGCGCAAATGCTACAAGCGGTATCTCGATCAGCTCACCGTTCCTTTTACGGAACGAGGCTGACTGAGACCGCGTTGCAAACAATCGTCGCCGTAGGTCTGGAACTCCACTAAAGAGTTTCCACACAAGGGCACAAGAGACAGTATCGGACGCGTCGGAAAGATCCAACGTGACCAACCCTGAATCAAGTGCCTGTAGAGATCGAGTTTGGTTAAGGGTTTGATCCCTTAGCCTGATCGACTTCTTTAACAACGGGTGACGATCGATGTAACGCATTAGCGCAGACATTTGACCCTGCTGGAGGTACTGCGTAGCAGTACTCTCAGCAGAGATGAGTCTTGGCCCCCTGAAGTCCTTAGGAACGAGCACGATCCGACTAACGCTTTTTAGCGCGTCAGAAACGACACGTTCGGTTGGGATGTAGGGGAGCATAGGATACACTCCATAGGTGAGGTAGGGGTAATATTTCTCGGCCCTCTTAGGCCAAGATTTAAAACTCCACTTCTCATCCTGAGCCACACGCTCCGCAACCGCACCCGGCCCATGATTGGGTTGGATACGATGGAGAATATGGTTACGTAGTACCTTGGTGAGGAGCCTCACGGCTCCCTCCAATACGGGGTCTTCAACCGGCAACCTGACCTTTCTAAGGTCAGACTGTCTTAATTGGAAACCTTCAATTGCATCACGCTCTTGCTCGACAGTTGGCGTCGAAACCAACTTCGAGTCGAACGAGAGGAAGTGACGCAAGTACTTTATGGAGGTCAGACACGGGTCCGACAACAGTATCCCTGCTTCAGAAAAGATCAGCCGAAAAACGGCGTGACACAATTCTGGCAAGAGGGTGAGTTTTCGACACGAGAAGTTTGTAGGCACCAACAGGTGTCCCCCGACAAGCCCACGCTCCAGGGCCTTACCTAGTAAAGGTAAGGTCTCAAAAGCAAAGCTTCGACCTTCAGTTCCAAGCCGCAAGGCTAGGCATTCGAGGTCGCTCTCAGCGAAAAGTACTCCGTGACGGAGCCCGTCAGCCAATATGGCTCGACGGAGCTCAAGGAAGATAGGAACATTAAGGTCTCCCATAAGGGTTTCCTCCTATCTATTCCAATGGCCGTGCCCTATTTCTAGGGCGACCGACGTCTTGGAATCCAACAGATTACGATCTGTAGACTCCTTAGGATGAATAGTCCTAAGGCGACAGCGAAAGCTTTGGAGCTCTCGCTGTCACTACAATCAGCGCCGAACATTCGCCCTAACGGGTGAACGCGTCGACGTGGAAATCTCCGGAGGGCGATATGCCATCCGCGAGAATCGCAATGTTGGTGTTCCCGGTGGAACCCAGGTAACAAAGGAGGAAACTGACCATATCTTTCAGGTCGGTATCTCCCAGCGCACTGGTTCTCGGAACTACCAAGGACACTGACGCGGAAACCGTAAATGGTTTTCCCGCGGAGTCCAACGCAGTTCGGGACGAGATGACGGTATGTCGATCCGCAGCCAACGAGCCTACGGGCTTGATATCGTGCTTGATCGAAAAACGCTGCGGCGCCGAAGGGGCGCTTGCAGTGTCGATCCAGTCGGTATTCAACCCATTTTGGGCTTGCTTGGTGAAGACGACATCGGTTGCGTTGTCATATTCTGACAACGTGATTGTTTCGGCAGCCATTGAAATACTCCGTCTGTTCGAGAAGACTAAATGTACTTCTCAACTTTTCCTGTCACCTAATGAACTGGATAGCCAGCTCACCCAATGACAGCAACTTCCCCTTCCCGATCCCCGAAAAGTCTAAATGCGGGGTCGAGGCTGGATAACTCATAACACGACTATACGTACGCTCCTGGTAATCCAGGACGTGCGTGGGGGTAGAAGGTCCACAACTCGTCCACGAACTATCTTGATGAAGAGGCACTTGCACATAACGTGCGAATACCGTCCTCTCGATAGTCGTGTATAAAGGCGTGGTTAACTCGGTATAGGGAGAACCTAACTCAATAGCGGTCATTTTATTGACCATCTCTTGAGCGTTGGTAACCCAGTCGATCACAAAAGAGAATGGGACTAGTTCCCAAACTGTTCCTAAGACCTTGTTTAGGCCGAAGTATTCTGCATAGGCTTTCCAGCGAGGCTGAACAACCTGATCGGACCGAACCTTTGCCCAACAACTAATCATTCCAATCTTGTCTTTTGACCGTATAATGTCGTAATACGACGGTACGGTCGCTGGACGTGCAGGAATGGTATAGCTAGTCGTGGCGGAATTAAATTTCCGACGCACCTTGATGGGAACGAACGTGCCCCTCTTGGATGCCAGGAACGCTAACTTCTCCTCGATAATCGAGTGGGAAGCTAACGAATGCCTGATATCCTCGATGGCGGGCTTGACTGCAAATTTATAAGTCAAGTCCATCTTCGCCGTTCCCGACACTAACGCTTTTAGATCGCCCATTACCAGTCTCTGACGCGCATACGTTCGAAGTTTCCGTCTCACGACGTTATCCTTCTTGCGACGCGCATATTCGACTGGCGAAAGGTTACGTAAACTCCTACTCTTATTAAGAGAGAGTAAACGTTTCCTGTCCTTCATAAGTCTTTTCATCAGTTTAACTGTTGTTAAGACCGCTTTCGACGGATTGAGGAGAACTTTGAAGGCAGACACCAAAATAGGTGTTGTCTCCTTAGCATCCTCACCCATGAAGAAAGCCTGAGGGACTCGGCTATTACAAGCCTCTTTAAAGGCATCTAAAAGAATCGGCCATTCGACGTTTGCAAAATCCGCAGCAGTGTTAAGTGGCTGTGCCACAAACGGCGTCCCAAAAGGGGTGCCTGTACACTTCGCGGCCATATACATCGCCGGACAGCTGTAGTGTTCTGTTCGAAAGGTTTCCTCCCATCCGGGGTCTATCATCTCGAGCGAAACGAAGAATTTTTCTTCATTAAACTTGATGAACTCCTTCTGATGGTAGCACACGTGCACTGGATTTAACCAAGGCCTGTGTGAATTAATTTTGAAACCTTTCTTCTCGTTCAAAGCATCCTCAATAACTTCGTGTCGCCGCCAAACGTCCATAGAATCAACGGTCATCACGCCTTGGGTATACGTATTAGTATCCCAATAAACATGATGATAACGCTGATAGAATTCGCGATTGGATGTCGCCACATAGTTTAGGGTCCGCTCTCTTGAACGCATAATTGGTGTGTCCTTATCCAGAAAGGAAACCCGAGACTGCCTAAATACTACGTCTAAATCGTCCCACGTGCCTTAAAACGCGCGCGCGAACGGTATCGACTCATATATAGCAGCTAGGGTAATTAAGGGGGGAAGAAGAAGTGCTCGAATAGCCACCCTCACCTAGGTTATACTAGGAAAAGATAGATGTCACAACGAGCGCGTATTGCTACGCTAGAGGGAATTACCCCTCAGTGTTGAGTCACTTATCGACTACTAACAGCAAGAGTAGCGTAAAGCTACACTACTGCTTTTCGAAGATAAGCACATAGGGTCACATGTACCGCAAGGAACATGGTTGACACGTCGTCTAAAGAGGATCACTCCTCTTGTACGGTCTAGGAGAAACACCTGTCTCGAGAAGCCTTGCGGCCCTCGAAACCTCCTTCGACTATGACGACGAGCCCTATGAGGACTCTGAACGCGGGACCCCTTTCGG